TACGCGCGCAACAGCCGCACGCACTCAGAGGCGCAAATCGCGCAGATAGCCGCATCCATGAAGGAATGGGGTGTTACTAGCGCCGTGCTGGTAGATGAGGACGGCGGGATCATTGCCGGTCATGCCCGCCTGATGGAGCTTGACCCCAAGTACTGCGACGTCATCGTCAAGCGCTGGCAAGACTTCACCGGCAAGCAGGCAATTCACGCAGAAACTGGAAAACCTTTCGCGGAGGTTACGAATGGCAACGAAGCCAAAGAAACAGCAGCAGCCTGACGTTGCTGAAAAATCGGTCACAAAAAAGCGCGGCGGCCCACGGCCGAACAGCGGAGGTGCTCGGGAAGGGGCTGGCCGACCCGCCTTTGAGCCGACCGACCACGAGCGCAAGCAGGTCGAGGCCATGTCCGGCTACGGCCTGCCGATAGAGCAGATCGCTGTCCTGGTGCGCGACGGCATCGACACCGACACGCTGCGCAAGCACTTTGCCCAGGAACTGATCTCAGGCAAGGCCAAGGCCAATGCGCAGGTAGGGAAAACCCTATTCCAGAAGGTGATGGCAGGCGACACGACGGCGGCCATCTGGTGGTCCAAGACGCAGATGCGCTGGAAGGAAGTGCAGCAGCACGAACTGACTGGCGCGGACGGCGCACCATTGGAGTTTGCGAAGATCGAGCGAGTGGTAATCCGTGGCAAAGCCGACACTGAAAATTCAGACGCCTGAGTGGGCTGTCCCGCTGCTGCAGCCTGCGCGCTACAAGGGCGCACACGGCGGCCGTGGCTCGGGCAAGTCGCACACCTTCGCTGAGATGCTGATCGAGGCCCACATCATGGACCAGGGCAGCCGCAGCGTCTGCGTGCGCGAGGTCCAGAAGTCCCTGGCGCAGTCGGTCAAGCGCCTGCTCGAACTCAAGATCGAGCAGATGAACGCTGGCGCGTACTTCGAGGTGCAGGAGGCCGTCATCAAGTCCAAGAAGGGCGACGGCCTGATCATCTTTCAAGGCATGCAGAACCACACGGCCGACTCGATCAAGTCGCTCGAAGGCTACGACCGTGCCTGGGTGGAGGAAGCGCAGTCGCTGTCCCAGCGCAGCCTGGACCTGCTGCGGCCAACCATCCGCAAGCCCGAGTCCGAACTGTGGTTCACCTGGAACCCGGCGCTGGCGACCGATCCGGTCGATGCCCTGCTGCGCGGCGACAAGCCCCCACCGGACGCTGTGGTGTTGGAGGTCAACTTCGACGACAACCCCTGGTTCCCGGACGTCTTGCGCGCAGAGATGGAGTACGACCGAGGGCGCGACCCGGACAAGTACGCACATGTCTGGCGTGGTGGCTACCTGCAGAACAGCAGCAGCCGGGTCTTCCGCAACTGGCGCGTCGAAGAGTTCGAGGAACCCAAGGACGCCATCCACCGCCTGGGCGCTGACTGGGGCTTCGCGTCTGACCCGACCGTGCTGGTGCGCTGCCACATCATTGGCCGCACGCTCTACATCGACCACGAGGCCTACATGGTGGGCTGCGAGATCGTGAACACCCCGGACCTGTTCATGACCGTGCCGGAGGCCGAGAAGTGGCCAATCGTGGCCGACTCGGCCAGGCCGGAGACCATCAGCCACATGAAGCGGCACGGTTTCCCGAAGATCATGTCGGCCGTCAAAGGCCCGAAGTCGGTCGAGGAAGGCGTCGAGTGGCTTAAGTCCTACGACATCGTGGTGCACCCTCGCTGCCTGCACACCATCGACGAACTGACGCTGTACTCCTACAAGACCGACCCGATCACCGGCAAGGTGCTCCCGATCCTGGAGGACAAGAAAAACCACGTGATTGATGCCCTGCGCTACGCCTGCGAAGGCGTGCGGCGCGCGCAGCCTTCCAAACCCCACAACTTCACACCATTGCCAGTCATGCACAAATGGTGAGAGAATGTCGAAAAATGAGGACTTGCTATGGCCAGAATTTCCAGAGATCAGCAGCTTGCCAATCTGCACGCTGAGGCGCTCACTGAGTTTGACAACATCCAATCTGCCCTGCGCGATGAGCGACTGCAGTGCCTCCAAGACCGGCGCTTCTATTCGATCGCAGGTGCTCAGTGGGAAGGTCCATTGGGCGAGCAGTTCGAGAACAAGCCCAAGTTCGAGGTCAACAAGATCCACTTGGCCGTCATCCGCATCATCAACGAGTACCGCAACAACCGCATCACCGTCGACTTCGTGAGCAAGGAAGGCAAGGAGTACGACAAGCTGGCTGACACATGTGATGGCCTGTACCGCGCTGACGAGCAAGACAGTGGTGCTGAGGAAGCTTACGACAATGCCTTCGAGGAAGGTGTGGCCGGTGGCTTTGGAGCCTGGCGTCTGCGCACTGTGTACGAGAACGAAGAGGACGAGGAAGATGAGAAGCAGCGGATCCGCATTGAGCCGATCTTCGATGCCGACTCGTCTGTGTTCTTTGACCTGAACGCCAAGCGCCAAGACAAGGCAGACGCCAAGCGCTGCTTCGTCATCACATCCATGACGCGCCAGGCGTACAAGGATGAGTGGGGTGATGACCCTGCCTCATGGCCGAAGGAAGTCCACCAGTACGAGTTCGACTGGTGCACGCCTGACGTCGTCTACGTGGCCGAGTACTACCGCGTCGAGGAAACACGCGAGACTGTCTACGTCTGGGAAACCTTGAACGGCGATGAGGAACGCTACAAGGATGCAGACTTCGAGGCTGATGAGACCTTGGAAGAGCGCCTGCTGGCTGTTGGCAGCCGTGAGGTTCGCCAGAAGAACATCAAGCGTCGCCGCGTCCGCAAGTACATCCTGTCAGGCGCCAAGATCCTCGAGGACTGCGGCTACATCGCTGGCAAGTGCATCCCCATCGTGCCCATGTACGGCAAGCGCTGGTTCGTCGACAACGTGGAACGCTGCATGGGCCATGTCCGCTTGGCCAAGGATGCTCAGCGCCTGAAGAACATGCAGTTGTCCAAGCTCGGCGAGATCAGCGCTCTGTCCTCGGTTGAGAAGCCGATCCTGACGCCTGAGCAGGTCGCTGGCCACCAGATGATGTGGGCCGATGACAACCTCAAGGATTACCCGTACCTGCTGGTCAACCCCATCACCGATGCCAATGGCAACCAAGCCATCTCAGGTCCGATCGGCTACACCAAGCCGCCTCAGATCCCTCAGGCCTTGGCTGCTCTGCTGCAGATCACTGAACAGGACATGCAGGACATCCTCGGCAGCCCACAGCAGGCCGACAAGATGGTCAGCAACATCTCCGGCAAGGCCGTCGAGATGATCCAGCAGCGCCTGGACATGCAGACCTTCATCTACATGAGCAACATGAGCAAGGCCGTCAAGCGCTCAGGTGAAATCTGGCTGAGCATGGCACGCGATGTGCTGGTCGAAGAAGGCCGCAAGATGAAGTCCATTGGTCCACAGAACGAGATGCAGTCGGTAGAGCTGGCCAAGCCTGTGGTCAACGAGAAGGGCGAGATTGAGACTGAGAACGACCTGTCTGAAGCTGAGTTCGACGTCAATGTGGATGTTGGTCCGTCGTCTTCAAGCAAGCGTGCAGCCACGGTCCGCGCTCTGACTGGCATGGCTTCCTTGACCGATGACGCTGAGACCAAGCAGGTCCTGGGTGCCATGGCCATGATGAACATGGAAGGCGAGGGCATCACTGAGGTGCGCGAATACTTCCGCAAGAAGCTGCTCCGTATGGGAGTCGTCAAACCCACAGAGGAAGAACAGCAGACCATGGCTGACGAGCAGGCCAACCAGAAGCCTGATCCGAATACCCAGTACCTGCAGGCGGCGGCCGATGAAGCTAGTGCCAACGCTACTCAGGCACGTGCCAAGACCATCCTCACGGTGGCTCAGGCTGACGAAACGAAGGCCAAAACCATGAAGACCTTGGCTGATGTGGACTCGTCAGAACAGCGCCAGGCCATGGAGGTCATTGAAAAGTTCGGTGGTTTGGGCCAAGTCCAACCACAAGGGGCCGAAACTGTATCACAGAACGGCATTCCACTGTAAGATCTTTGTTTATGCGGTTCCCACCCAGCCGCTTTAATGGGTGAGTTTTGAATGGGGTCATTGAAATGAACAAAAAGGCAGACGGCCAAGCAACGGCAGACGATGAAGTGGTAACCTTGGAAGACGAAACCACAGTTGTGGACGGCGATGGCGAAGACGGCAGCACCGACGAAACCCAGTCCGATGACAACGAAGGCGAAGGCACCCAGGAAACTGCCACCGAGTCCAATGATGTTGTGGTAACCATTGGTGAGGAAACGCCGCCCACCGAGGAAGAGACCCAAGCGCCTGAATGGGTACGTGAACTGCGCAAGACCAACCGCGAGGACAAGCGTCGCATCCGTGAACTGGAAGACAAGCTTAACGCCACCAAGGCAGCTGAGACCAAGCCGGCAGCCCTGGGCAAGAAGCCCACACTCGAAGACCACGACTACGACACTGAGAAGTTCGAACAAGCACTGACAGCCTGGTATGACCGGAAACGGGAAGCCGACCAAGCTGCTGCACAAGCTGAAGCCGCTCAGAAGGAGCAGCAGAAAGTTTGGCAGGCTAAACTGGATGCCTATGGCAAAGCGAAAGCTGAGCTGAAGGTCAAGGACTTCGATGACGCCGAGGCAGTAGCCCAGGACGTCTTCAACGTCACCCAGCAAGGCATCATGCTGCAAGGAGCTGAGAACCCCGCACTGGTTATCTACGCGCTGGGCAAGAACCCGAAGAAGGCCAAGGAAATCTCGACCATCACCGACCCCGTGAAATTTGCTTTCGCGGTGGCTAAACTGGAGACTCAATTGAAAGTTACGCAACGCAAAGCAGCCACGGCACCGGAACGCACTGTCCAGGGAACTGGCAACAAGTCTGGGACTGTGGACTCAACCCTCGAGCGGCTGCGCACAGAGGCGGCAAAGTCTGGGGACTTCACCAAAGTCCTCCAGTACAAGAAGTCGAAGCAAGCGGCCAAATAACCATTTTGAAATAGGAGCCAATCATGGCAAATGCATTTTCCAAAGAAGAGCGCGTCGCGTTTGAAGACATTCTCGAAGGCTTCAACGACGCCTTGGTCCTGAGCCGCAACGTCGCGACTTACAACACCAGCAGCACCGAGATGGAGCGTTCACAAGACACCATCTGGCGTCCTCAGCCGTACATCGCCAACTCGATCGACGGTGCGCCCGGTACTGACATCTCCGCCCTGTACAAGGACATGGTCCAGCTGTCTGTGCCAGCCACCCTGGGCTTCAGCAAGACCGTGCCTTGGACCCTGAACGCCAAGGAACTGCGTGATGCACTGCAAGAAGGCCGTCTCGGCGATGCAGCCAAGCAGAAGCTGGCCAGCGACATCAACGTGGCACTCATGAACGTGGCGTCCGCCCAGGGCACCCTGTTTGTCAAGCGCACCGCCACCGCCTCCGGCTTTGATGACGTGGCCCAAGCTGAAGCAGCGTTCAACGAAATCGGCGTGCCTTCGTACGATCGCTATCTCGCTCTGTGCACGCGCGACTACAACGGCATGGCAAGCAACTTGGCCGGTCGCCAGAACGTGACCGACCTGCCCAAGGAAGCCTACCGCCGTGCCTACGTCGGCATGATCGCCTCGTTCGACACGTACAAGCTGGACTACGCCAACCGCAAGGCGGCTGCTGCCGGCGGCGCAGGTCTGACCATCAGCACCATGGATGCTGCCGTCAACTACTACATCCCCAAGGCCACGATCGCCTCCGTGGGCGGCAAGATCAACGTTGACAACCGCTACCAGACCGTGACCGTCTCGAGCACCGCTTCTGTGGCTGCTGGCGACGCCTTCACGATCGCTGGTGTGAACAGCGTGCATGCCATCACCAAGGGTGATACTGGCCAGCTGAAGACCTTCCGCGTCATCAGCGTCACCAACGGCACCACGATGGTCATCAGCCCGCCGATCATCAGCAACCAGGTGGCCAACGACGCTTCGGCGCAGTACCAGAACTGCGTGGCGAACACCAAGTCTGCGGCCTCGGCCATCGTGTTCCTGAACACCGTCGCCGCCTACCAGAACCCCTTCTGGCAGAAGGACGCACTGGAAATTCTGCCCGGCCGCTACGCCGTCCCGTCCGATGCCGGTACCGCAGTGATGCGCGCCTCCACCGATCAGGGCATTGAGCTGGTCATGCAGAAGTTCTACGACATCAACACGATGAAGACCAAGTACCGCTTGGACACTCTCTTCGGTGTCGTGTGCAAGCAGCCTGAAATGGCCGGCATCATGATGTTCAGCCAAACCTAAGCTGATTGAGGGAAGGGGCTTCGACCCCTTTCTTCAACCTGTTGATCAATCCACCTGAGGACACCAAAATGACTGAAGAAGTTCAAACTGCTGACGACCAGTTCCCCACGCTCGTCTACAAGGGCGTTGGCCCGCACTCCCGCGCTGGTGGCACCTACGACTACGTGGCTGCCAACGACCAAGAAGAACTCGACGCCAAGCTGGCTGACGGTTGGTTCACCACGCTGCCTGAAGCCATCGATGCCCACGACAAGCCAGTGGTGAAGTCTGATGACAACGCGCCGCCCACCCGCAAGGAGCTCGAAGCCAAGGCCAAAGAGCTGTCCATCAAGTTCAGCAACAAGACGACCGACGCTGAACTCAGCGTCGCAATCACCGCAGCTCTCGCCAAGGAGTAATCATGGGCTGGACTAAGCGCCAATTCGTCACACAGGCCTTCGAGGAAATCGGGTTGGCGGCTTACGTCTTCGACCTGACTCCTGAGCAGCTTCAAAGCGCCCTGCGCCGACTCGACTCCATGATGGCGTCGTGGAACGCTAAGGGCATTCGCCTGGGTTACCCCATACCCTCGTCTCCTGACGACAGCGACCTTGACGAGCAGACCAACGTGCCTGACTCAGCCAACGAAGCCATCTACGCCAACCTGGGCGTGCGTCTGGCGCCAAGCTTTGGTAAGACTGTGTCACCAGATGCCAAGGGCGTTGCCAAGACCACGTACGACACATTGATGTCTCGTGCCGCAATGCCACCAGAGCAGCAACTTCCAGGCACCATGCCGTCGGGCGCTGGCAACAAGCCATGGCGCACTTACGACGATCCGTTCTTGCGCAAGCCCGTCGACCCCGTGCTTGCTGGCCAAGACGGGCCAATTGAATTTAACTGAGGAGGCACCATGCCAACAATCAACCAACTATCGGGACTGAGCCAGCTTTCCAGCGGCGATCTTCTGCCGGTCTATGTGCCAAACAACGGCGATGCTCGCAAGATCTCCATTGACCAACTGCTTGCCTTCTTCCAACAGCAGTTTGCTTCTCCAACTCTTGCCACACAGTTGGCAACTCCAGGCACCGGGTTCAATGTGGCGATCCAGACCCCTGTCAGCGAGCAGCAATGGTTGATCCTCCAGCCGGCTGGTGCGCTTGCATCTGGCACCGTCACACTGCCGCTGAACACTCAGACGCCTGACGGCACAGAAGTGCTTGTCACGACTACGCAGACGGTCGCCGCCTTTGCGCTGGCCCTAAACGGTGCTGCGGTTGCATACGGCGCACCGACCACGCTCGCTGCCAATGGGTTCTTCCGCGTGCGCTACTACGCGGCCACAAATAGCTGGTACCGCATCGCCTAAGGTGGCCTGAATGCAAATCCCAATTCTCAACGGTATCTACGCGGGCAGCGAACCTGAACTGCGCACAAGCTACCCTGTCAACATGGTGCCGGTGCCAAAGCAGTCTGGCATCAGCAATGGCTTCTTGCGTCCGGCAGACGGGTTGGTGTCTAATGGAACTGGACCGGGCATTGACCGCGGCGGCATCAACTGGAACGGCACCTGCTACCGTGTCATGGGCACTAAGCTGGTGACAGTCGCAGCAAATGGTGCTGTTACGACACTTGGCGACGTTGGTGGTCCCATCAACGGCCTGGTATCAATGGACTACAGCTTCGACCGATTGGCAATTGCATCCGGTGGCCGACTGTATTACTGGAATGGCTCTCTCGCTCAGGTGACAGACCCAGACCTTGGGACGGTGCTCGACGTAGTTTGGGTTGATGGCTACTTTATGACCACTGACGGCACTAGCCTGGTGGTCACCGAGTTGACTAACCCAACGCAGGTCAATCCGTTGAAGTATGGCTCCTCTGAAGCAGACCCAGATCCTGTTGTTGCGCTTGTCAAGTTACGCAATGAGGTCTATGCTCTAAATCGCAACACCATTGAGGTGTTTGACAACATTGGTGGGGACTTCTTCCCATTCCAACGAATTGATGGCGCGCAAATACAAAAAGGCGTGGTCGGCACGTTTGCCTGCTGTGTGTTTGTTGAAACCATAGCCTTTCTCGGCAGTGGTCGCAACGAGGAGCCCGGTATCTACCTTGGTGCCAACGCCGCTGCAAACAAGATCAGCACTCAAGAGATTGACCAGATTTTGCTTCAGTACAGTGAGACTGAGCTCGCCACTGTAAAACTCGAAGCTCGAAATGACAAGAGCCATCAACATCTGTACGTCCACCTTCCTGACAGAACTTTGGTCTACGATGCAGCTGCTTCTGGTGTTCTTGAGGAGCATGTTTGGTTCACACTCACGTCAAGTCTTACCGGCTTTAGCCAGTACCGCGCCCGAAACTTTGTCTGGGCGCATGGCAAGTGGCTGGTTGGTGACCCTCAATCTTCAGTGGTTGGCTACATGGCCCAGGACGTCAGCAGCCACTGGGACCAGATTGTTCGCTGGGAGTTCGGCACTCTGGTTGTCTACAACGAAGGTCGTGGCGCTATTTTCAACGAGCTTGAATTGGTTGCGCTGACCGGCCGCGTCGCCATTGGCACTGATCCTGCCATTACCACCAGCTACTCTGTTGATGGGCAGTCTTGGAGTCAGGACAGGTCTATTCGTGTGGGCACTACTGGCAACACCAAGAAGCGTTTGGCGTGGTTCCAACAAGGCCACATGCGCAGCTGGCGAGTGCAGAGGTTTCGCGGCGACAGCCAAGCTCACATGTCATTTGTGCGCCTCGAGGCACAACTTGAACCTTTGGCGTATTGACCATGGCGACTCCACAAAAACTTAATCTGACGCGCGATCAGCTTGCCTCGTTTCTCAAGAACTTCGAGCAGATCAAGCAGTTCGAAGCGCTTTTTCAGATCGTCGATGCTATTGCACCTGATGTTGTGAATGAGGTAAAGATCGAAGCTGGTACGGCTCAGGCAACAGCAAATGAGGCGCTGGCGCAGATTGTCTTGCTAGCGCAGGACGCTGCCACCAACAGCGGCGCGGCTGATCAGAAGGCTGTGCAGGCGCTTGACACGCTCGGCCGCATTGCCAATGCGCTGGAGATGCTGGCAACGGCTCCTGTCATTCAGAACAACAACTCTGTTGTGACGGACTACATCGATCTGCCAGAGATCGGACCGCACGTTAGTCAGGCCAGGCGCGTGCAGTGGAACCGCGACGACGGCACGATGGACGTCGGCTTGTATGGCGGCAGCGTGCTACAGGTCGGCCAGGAGTTGATGTACTACGCCAAGAACACCAGCGGCGGTCTGATCGCCAACGGCACGCCTGTGATGTTCACAGGCACGGTCGGAGCATCCGGCAAGCTGACGTTCGGCCTGGCTGTGGCAGATGGCTCTGTGCTGGCAGACTACATGATGGGCGTGGCCACGCAGGACATCGCAGACAACGACTTTGGCTATGTGACCAGCTTCGGCCTGGTGCGCGGATTCAACACGACCGGAGCACCGTATGGCGAGGTCTGGGCAGACGGCGATTTGTTGTATTTTGATCCTGCCGCACCGGGAACGTGGACAAAGGTGAGGCCGACCGCCCCTAGCATTGCCGTTCCTGTGGCAGTCGTGGTCAACGCCTCGTCTGGAGGTTCTGGGTCCATCTTCATTCGTATGGAACTCAGTAAGTCATTGAACAATCTTCAGGATGTCTACATCAATGGAGGTGGGTCGCCTTTGGCAGGTCAGGTTTTGATTTACGACGCGACTCAACAGCGTTGGGAAAACCACCTACTAACCGAAGGTTCGAATATACAAATCACCAACGCAGATGGCGCTATCACAATTGCCGTAACAGGTCTCGGTTCAATGGCGTTTGAAAATACTGGCGCATCAGGATCGTTTACAACAGTTGACCTCAAGACGGTCACAGTTGTTGACGGCATCATCACAGATATTATCTAAAGGAGAATTTCCATGTCAGTCACCGTTAAAACACTCATCCCGTCCAAGCAGGCCGAGAACACTCAGACCACTCAATACACCGCAACTAACTGCAAGACCATCATCGACAAGTTCACGGCCACCAACACCAGCGCGGTCAACGTGACCATCAGCGTCAACCTGGTGACCAGCGGAGGCAGTGCTGGCGTGACCAACCTGATCGTCGATTCGCGTGCGATCGCACCGGACGAAACCTACACTTTCCCGGAACTGGTGGGCCAGGTGCTGGAGCCGGGCGGCTTCATTTCCACCATCGCCAGCGCTGCCACGTCGCTGACCATTCGAGCCAGCGGTCGTGAGATAACCTAGTGATTTACAAAGGGCCAAATTTGTGTTATATTTGGTCACCTGTGGCGCTAGACTCCACAGCAGCTGAGCCTAACGAGCAGCCAGCAGCCCATACCACCCTGAAAAAGGAGAGTTTGAATGCTGACTAAGCAAGCGAGTAATGAAGTCCAGGCGCCCCGTGCAACGCGGGGCGATGTGGAAGCGCTCCAAAGCGCAATGACGCAGCTTCCACAAGCGCCTGGCATGACCACAGTCCACTTTTTTGGCGGCGGCATGTACTGTCGCCGCGTTGCTATTCCAGCCGGAAGAATTATTGTCAGTAAGGTCCATAGCACTGAACACATGTTCATAGGCTGTGTGGGAGAACTGCTGGTTGCCGGCCAAGGTGAAAATTACACCCTGCGACCCGGCGACGTTGTGGTATCACCTGTTGGAACAAAACGCGTTGTGTTTTCTGTCACAGACGTTGTTGTCATGACAGTTCACAAAACAGACCGAATATCTGTCGACAACCTCGAAGAGGAGCTGATGTCAGACGACGGGCTATCACTGTACGATGTGAATAATCAGCCAAAAGTTGGTGTTCTCGTTCAGTCAAGCACACCACCCACTTTGGAGAGTTAAAATGGCATGGATCGCAACGGCCGTAGTGGCCGGCTCTGTCGTCACTGGCGCAATGGCCAGCAGCGCACAATCGGATGCGGCAGAGTCCGCAGCAGGCGCGCAAACTGCCGCAAGCGAGGCGTCAATTGCTGAACAGCGCCGTCAGTTTGACGCCGTCCAGAAACTCTTGTCCCCCTACTCACAGGCAGGCGAGCAAGCCTTGGGTGGCCAACAAGGTCTCCTCGGCTTGTCCGGACCTGCCGCCCAACGGCAAGCGATCGCGGGCATCGAGTCATCTCCCCAGTTCCAATCAATGATGAAGCAAGGTGAGAATGCCATTCTCCAAAACGCGTCTGCCACCGGCGGTCTGCGAGGCGGTAACGTGCAAGCAACCCTTGCTCAGTTCCGCCCGCAACTTCTGAGCCAGTTGGTCGAGTCTCAGTTCAGCAAGCTTGGTACCATCTCCGGTCTTGGTCAGGCGTCGGCCGCCGGTCAAGCAGCTGCGGCTCAACAAACTGGCGCCAACATCGGCAACGCGTTGACACAACAAGGTCAGGCAGCTGCAGGTGCAGCTCTGGCACAAGGCCAAGCACAAGCCCAGCTGTGGGGCAATATCGGCGGCTCCATTGGCAATGTCGCCACGCTCAAAGCTTTGAAGGTGTTCTAACATGGCTCAACCATTCAACTACATGCTCAACGTCCCAGATCCGACCCAGTCGGTTATGGGTGGTGTTCAAAATGCGCTTGACATCTCCAACACGATGTCGCAGCGCAACCTGGCTGAGCAGAAAGCCCTTGTGTTGCAGACAGCTCGTGAAAAGCAGGCTCAGATGGACTCTGACCTTGGGGCACTGTCTCAAAACCCGACTCCGTCGGCTCTTGCTAGCATGATGGTCAAGTACCCCAGCCTGAGTGAGAACTTTAAGAAGACCTATGACGTTCTCAGCTCGGAGCAAAAAGACTCGCGCACCAAACAAGCTTCGCAGGTGTACGCGGCCATGCAGGCTGGAAAACCTGAGGTTGCTCAGCAGCTTTTGCTTGAACAGGCTGCTGCAGCGCGCAACGCCGGAATGGAGCAAGACGCCCAGGCTGCTGAAACAGTGGCTGAGTTGGTAAAACTCAACCCGGCCACGGCTGAGACATCAACCGGCCTCCTTTTGGCTTCGGCCATGGGGCCTGACAAGTTTGCCGAGACGTTTACAAAACTCCAAGGCGAGCGGCGTGAGGCTGAGTTGCAACCATCGAAGCTGACTGAGTCTCAGGCCAAGGCCCAGAAGGCCGCGGTTGAAGCCAAGTTTGCCGAGTCTGGTGCGGTGCTCGACCTGCAGAAGAAAGGTTGGGATATCACGAAGATCCAAGAGGACATCAAGATCTCCAAGCAGAACGCTAGTATTGCCGCCCTCAACGCGCAGATCTCCCGTGAGGGCAACCAGATCAAACGTGAGGAGAACCAACTCAAGCTCCAAGAACTGGTTCAGAAACGTGATGAAGCTGTGCACACCAAAGCCGCCGACCTTGAGTCTGCCCGCGCGAACATGGACAACATGCTCAACACGGCTGATCGCATCCTGAAGACCCCCATCGGTGTAATTGGTTCGGCAGCTGGCCCCGTGTCCTCACGCATGCCCACACTCAGCCAGGACACGGCTGACTTTGAGGCCTTGGTCGAGACACTTGGTTCACAGTCGTTTATGGCCCAGATCCCGAACATTAAGGGTATGGGCGCCTTGTCTAACGCCGAAGGTGAGAAGCTTCAAGCTGCGCTGCAGAACTTCAGTTTGAGGCAGTCTCCTGAACGTCTGCTCGAGAACGTCAAGGAAGCCCAACGTCTGGTCATGAAGGCACGCAAGAACATGACCGCCCGCTCAGGCTTGCCCGAGACTATTCCTGACACACCAGATGTTAGAACCTCGGGTGGAGATATTGATGCTCTTGTGAAGAAGTACACGGGCGGCACACCAGCCGCAGGCGCGTCAGCGCCAAGGGGGTCACTTCAGCAACCGTTTCAGTGATTTAAATGATGCGGTCGAAGCAGTAGAGTCAGGCGGTAATCCTTACGCGGTGAGCCCAAAAGGCGCACTTGGTCCAATGCAGACAATGCCTGGAACCCTGACTAACCCTGGTTACGGTGTAGTTCCAGCCAAAGATAAGACACCTGGAGAATTACGGCGAGTTGGCCAAGATTATCTATCGGCAATGTTGCGCGAGTATGGAAGTATGGACCATGCGTTGGTAGCGTACAACTGGGGACCTGGAAATGCGAACAGGTGGATCAATGCTGGAGCAGACCCAAGTAAATTGCCCAAGGAGACCCGCGAGTACCTTCACAAAATTAAAAAGAGGATGCGATAATGGCAACACTCCAAGAACTTGAGCTGGCCTTGGTCAACGCCGACAAGGCGGGTGACCTTGATGCCGCTCGGCGCTTGGCGGCCGTGCTTGTCAAGGCTCGTCAAGATACCACAAACCAAATCCCTGACACAATTGTGCCCGGGACGACCCAAGAGCGCGTCGAGCCGTCGCTTGGCGAGAAGATCATCGGAACCGGTGAAGCTGCTTTGACCCTGGGAACCGGAGTTACGGGTGGCACGGTCGGTATGATCGGCGGCACCCTCAAAGGGTTGGCAGAACAGATCCTGTCTGGGCAGTTTGGAACTCCGCAAGCTGCCAACGCCGTCGAACAGTCTGCCATGCAAGGCGCTCAGGCTTTGACGTATGCTCCGCGCACCCAGGCAGGTCAGGAGATGGCTGCAGCGACCGGTGAAGCATTGCAGCAAGTTATCCCGATCACACCGATGACGGCGGAGCTTGGCGCAATCTCAGCCGGTGCCCGCGCTGCCCGTCCGGCGATGGCTGCCGCTGCCCAGCGAGTAGCCGCACCTGTTCAGGCCGCAGCCACTAAGGTGGCGGAGACCGTGAAACAAGCCATACCCGGAGCCGCACCCAAGCGCCCGACCCCTGGGACACCGGCAAGCGGCGGCGCTGCTGGTGTGGACATGGCCACGCTTCGACAAGCCAAGGCTGACGAATTACCTGTGCCCATCAAGTTGACCGAAGGCCAGAAGACGCGTCAGTTTGAGCAGCAGCGGTTTGAGCGTGAGACGGCCAAGCTGCCTGAAGTTGGTGCTCCTATCCGTGAACGCTTTGCCACTCAGAACAAGCAGCTTCAGCAGAACCTCGAATCTTTTATCGACATGACTGGCGCCGAGGCTCCTGACTTACGCTCTATCGGTCTGACCGTGGACAAGGCGCTGCGCGATCGAGCGGCCAGAGACAAGACTCGCATCCGCACCTTGTACAAGGAGGCTGAGAAGGCCGGTGAGATGGAAGCGCCTGTCAAGCTCGACACGGTGGTCCAGCATCTGGTTGACAACGCCCCTGAGGCCGAAGTGGCCAACGTGCTCAAGGCAACTCGTGCCAAGGCACTTCAGCTTGGTGTGGCCACAGAAGCGCCTGACGGCACCTTGATTGCCCAACCTGTGAGTCTGAAGACCGCTGAGTTGTTCCGTCGATCGATTGGTGGTGCCACCAATGCTGAGCCGACCAACATCATGCAGGCTTCTCAGATGCGCAGTCTCATTGACGCCTCAACCGAAGGTCTGGGTGGCAACATGTACAAACAGGCTCGGGCAGCCCGGGCTCGGTTTGGCAGTGATTACGAAAACATCGGCTTGGTGAAAAACCTTCTTGGACAGAAGCGCGGTTCAAATGACCGAGCCATTGCCATGGAAGACGTGCTGCGCCGATCAGTCATCGACCCGTCAACGTCACTCGACACGGTTCGCCAAGTTCGACGACTGCTTCAGACTGAAGGTCCCAATGGCCAACAGGCTTGGAAGGAGCTGCAAGGCGGCACGCTCAAGTTCATGCGTGACGAGGCCACCAAGGGTGTTGGCCGCGACGAACTGGGCAACCCAATCCTGTCTCCTGCCCAGCTCGACCGCGTAGTTGGCCAGTTGGACAAGTCCGGAAAATTGGACTTTGTCTTTGGCAAGAAGGGGGCCGAGCAACTTCGTATCATCAATGACGTGGCTAAGGACGTTCTGGTTGCTCCTCCTGGCAGCGTCAACACAAGCAACACGGCCAGCGTATTAGCTGGCATGATGGACATCGCCATCAGTGGTACGGCTGGGGTCCCGGCACCAGTCATGACAAGCTTCCGTCTTCTGACGAAAGGAATCAAAGATGCAAAAACACGCTCACGCGTCAAACAGGCTTTAGGAGAATAGGATGGTCAAATGTTCACATCGATCAGAAGTTGGGTTGCGTGGTTGCTTGAATGGCTCCACGCTCTTTTTAACACCCAGTATCAGCAACCAAAAGGAGAACCAGTAATGTCCGCACTTTCGATTCAAGTACCATTCCCTGTCTTTCAAGACCGTGACGGTCAGCCCCTCGACAATGGTTATGTCTGGATTGGAGAACCAAACCTCAATCCACAGACCAACCCGGTTGTGGCGTACTTTGACAAAGACCTCACTATCCCAGCAGCACAGCCACTGCGCACGATCAACGGCTGCGTCTCCAACGCAGGTACACCGGCACAGATCTACGTCGATGGCGTGAACTTCAGCATCTTGGTGCAGGACAGAAAGGGGACAATGGTCTACAACTTTCCGCTTGGATCAGGTGTTGATCCAAGCGCCAGCGGGGTTTTGTTCACAGGCTTTAAAGGCCAATCGGGGTTTGTCTCTGATTTGGCTGGCGATGACGGTTCGGACTGGATCGGCTTTCAGCAAGCAGGCACGGGCGCGGGCACACGATCAGGCCAAGACAAGATGCGCGAAACCGTCAGCGTCAAAGACTTTGGGGCAGTTGGGGATGGGGTTGCTAATGACACTGCTGCTATTCAGCTTGTGCTTAATCATGGTGGGAATATTTTCTTTCCCGCTGGAACATATAAAACAAGTGGTCGACTAGACGTCTTAGCAAATACAAACCTAATATTTGATGCTGGTGTAACAATCAGCGTCGCATCTGGCATTCTTGCATTTAATTTAACAAATACACAAAACGTCTCCATTTATGGCAATGGCGCAACAATTCAGAGTGTCAAACCACCCTCTTCGCCTAACGTGCATTGCATTTACATGAACGGGGCAACTAACGTTGTGATTCGTGACCTAATAATTGATACGTTTGGCGGAGACGGTATTTATATAGGCGGTATTTCAACGGATTCCCCTTGCGGAAATATCTTTGTAGATAATGTTCACGTAAATAACGCAGGTAGAAACGGCATGTCCGTAACCTATGCAGATGTGGTAGACGTGCAAAATTCATCATTTAATAATTCTGATGGAAATCTTCCAAAAGCCGGCGTCGATGTTGAACCAAATGCAGGAACTTATACTAAACGCATTTCATTCTCTAATTGCTCATTTGTTGGTAATGTTGGAAGTGGTTTTGTAACTCAGGCTTTAACTGCTGGTGCTATATCTGAAGATGTAAGAATCCACAACTGTTATTCATCTGGTAATGGTGGCTCGGGAGTAGCGGCGATAGCAACAGCCGCAAATGGAACGGTTAAAAATGTTTTGTTGTCTAACTCAACAATTACAGGAAATACCGCTACTGGGGTGTACTCAGATTATGGAACGCAAATATCCGTAGTAAATAACACCGTTACTAGCAACCTAGGCGCTGGGGCTAACGGCATTTATTTTGGCAACAGTAAAAATGTAGTTGCTGAAAATAATTATGTTGGCCTGAATGCTCAATGGGGCATTGCTGTAACGGCATCAACTAATCAGTTTTCATTGATTGGAAACACCGTTGAAGCAAATAATTCGGCTGGCATTATGCTCCGATCAGGCTCAACCAATGGATTGATTACAGGAAACCGTATTCTTGCAAATGGTGTCACTGATACGGCAGGAAGCAAGTTCAACTTCAGTTCTGCTGGCACTGTCACTGACGTAACAATTACAAATAATAGAGTAAGAAAAGCAAGCGCGATAACTGCAAACGTGAGCGATCATGGACTGTATGTATATTCTAACATTATCAATTCTTTGATTCTCGGAAATGATTGCTATTTAGGCGGCAGTAGTACTGGTATTTACGTTGCTGCAGGTGTAGGCAATGTAAATGGAGGAAATAGAAACAAGGACGGAACATATACAACAACTGCCAATTGACTACTAGGAATATGTATTTTATTTTTATCACTGGGCAAGCCAACTAGCTTACAAATAGCCATGACCCACACTATCCGAGAACCACTTATGGCAGAACCAACCTCCTCAGGCATTGCAAATACCGTGTACATCACTCAAGGCGTAGGGGTCTAACTCATGGACCAAACATTCATCAACTGGTTGCTCGGTGGATTCGGCGCCCTGATCGGGTTTCTCCTCAACGCAGTCTGGCAGGCCGTCAAAGACCTGCAAGCCGCCGACAAAGAGTTGGCCACCAAGGTGTCTGAGATAGAGGTGCTGGTGGCTGGTGCCTACGTCAAGAAAGACGAATTCACAAGCTCTGTCAACGCTCTGTTCGCTAAGTTGGACAGGATTGAAGACAAGATCGACAAGAAGGCGGACAAAGAATGACCTACACCCTCAGCCAAAAGTCGCGAGACCGTCTTGTCGGGGTCCATCAGGACCTCGTCAAGGTTGTTGAGCGTACCATTGAGATAACTGAGATTGACTTTGCCGTGCTCGAAGGAGTTCGCTCCAAGACTCGGCAAGAGCAGCTCGTCAAAGCAGGCGCCAGCCAGACCATGCGGTCACGCCACTTGACTGGACACGCCGTCGACCTCGGTGCTTACGTGGCCGGCTCGGTTCGCTGGGACTGGCCTCTTTACCACAAGCTTGCTGTTGCCGTCAAGCAGGCTGCCGCCGAGTTGCAGATCCCGATTGAATGGGGTGGCGACTGGACGACATTCAAAGACGGACCACATTGGCAGTTGCCTTGGAAGGATTATCCATGAAAGCTTGGTACTTATCGAAGACCCTTTGGGTCAATGCACTGGTTGCGGCATTGGTTGCGTTGGAGGCCGGGACAGGTCTGCTCCAGCCATTCTTGCCGCCACACTTCTACGCGCTTGTTGCGGTTGGCCTGCCAGTTGTCAACGCCGTGCTGCGCATCGTGACGACCCAAGGACTGTCACTGAGGAAGCCAGATGCTTGACCTCAAAACCACACTCCTGGCCATGGTTGCCGCCGGTCTTCTTGGAGCCCTTGGCAGCTGGTACCTGACTGGCAAGTACAAGGACAACAAGTGGACTGCGGCCGTCAAGCAGCAGCAGGTCGATGCCGCCAAGCAGCTCCAAGCCGCCATGGAGCGAGCCATCGCTGCAGAGCGCCGTCAAACTGAACTCTCAAACCAACTGGAGGTGAAACATGTGGAAAGTGAAAGAAAGCTCGATGCTGCGTTGGTTGTCAACCGCCGTCTTGCTCGTGAGCTTGGCGGGCTGCGCGACCCAGGACGTCGGCCGAGTTGTGGTGGCACCGTGCCCACCGACTCCACAACCGCCAGCCAGCCTGAAGGTGGAACCACCGGAGCCGAACTTTCAGCAGAGGCTTCGGAGTTTCTTCTTGAATTCGCCCGCGACGCCGACAGAGCAGCCCAGTACGCCCAAACCTGCAGCTTCTGGATCCAGCAGGTAGGCAGGGAATGCTACGCTGCCGGCCGCTCTTTGGAGAAGGTTAGGGGCGCCACAAAGTAATTCCCTACCTTCCCACTGCCTCTCCCCGAGATCGTCGCGTATGGCGCTCGTGGGAGGGCTTGAAGATTCGCCGATAGGCGCAAGCCCTAATCGAAGCCTGGCCAGTAATGCCACCTCACCGTCAGGATGACGGAGTTCTTGAAAGCAGACCATGACAGACGAATCGATTGAACAAGAAATCCAAGCCAAAGGCAAGACTGCTGCGCGTGTCACGCCTGATGACATTAAGGCTGAGATTGCCAGCGAGCACTACTTCACGGCGGCAGAAGGAGTGCAAGGAGCCTACCGCGCTGGGGGCGATGTGCATCCCGTTGGCGGTACGCCAAGCCACGCCACGCACATGACGCTAGGACTCCTGACCTTCTGCGTGCTGGTGCTGCGCAACGGCTTCACCGTTACTGGGGAAAGTGCCTGCGCCTGCCCTGAAAACTTTGATGCCGAGATTGGCCGTAAGATTGCCCGCCAGAACGCTATCAACAAAGTGTGGCCATTGCTCGGCTTCCGCTTGCGCGACCAATTGGCGCAGAGTTAGACCATTTTGCGCATGTGCGCAAATTGCTTTAACGATGGTGCTAAATCAGAAAGTCGCCTGTTTTTGATATAACAACACCCCGCACGCCTCTCCACGATGCGCACCAGGGGGTTACTTTTTGGCTCATAAGTTATGAGCCGTTATGGTCTGATATGAGCCGATTTTTGCACTGCCCATCCACAATTTCAGGCAGCATAAGCCAGACATTTTCAGGTCGTGGCGCGGTAAGGCGAAGGCAAGCGCGGC